CGTCACGATCTAACCAGTTTGCTACCGCAGTTTTGAGTTCTGTGTAATTAGATATAGCCATTAACTGTTCTTACTTGCAAACCATACTCGGTTGTTAATAATAGGCAGTTGGTTATTACCAGTAAATGTAGGTTGGTATAGCCACATAATTAAATCCTCGTAGGAGTTGTCCTAAAGTATTTGTTATCAGGGTCGTTGAGGTATTTCTTGAGTAGGTTGCTGTCTTTCTGGATCATACCGTTGGTATCTTTCATCCACTGTTCCCATACGTTAATAGGAATAGACGCCACTCGTACACCTTCGCCCATCTTACCCGGAGTCTTTTTGTCTCCGTAGTTGTTGTAATCAATCTTGTTGTTTTCCAGAATAGATGAAACGTCTTGATAAGTCTCTAGCGTAAATCCGCCGTCATCTTCTGGAATAAACTTTTGCCACCGCTCTGCTGATTTCTTAGACATGGTATCTCTTGTTCTCTCCTCTGCAAATTTCCGCCATCTGCTCTTGTAATGGCTTTTGCTTTTTAGTCTTTTCCTTTCTTGGCTCTTTTTGTTTTAGTGCGTCTTTTAATTGTTTTCTTGCTGACATATTCCTTTTCTCTAAACCAAAGTGTAAGTATCCATTTCTCGCCAGTATCAGGCGGCAAGCCCATATGTGTTGATAGTGGATGTGCTTTCTTGTTTTCGTCTAGGTTTCCAAACAATAAGATTCTTCCTTGTATTGCTTGTATCATAAAGCCCAAGTAAGGAAATCCTGTAGAACCACCGTCTGAATCATTGAGATACAAAATAATGGTTGCGGCTCGGTTGCCCGTGTGATCCACGTTGTACATATCGTGGACTTTTTCTTCATCTGTGAATGCGTCTGTATGCGGCTTGTACTCTTGACCAACCTCATACCGCTGTATTGTTGCTGGCTCTGCGTGGGACAATGGAACTCTAGCAATACTGGCAAGCCTTTCTAGTATGCCGTGTATAACTAAATCTTCGTTGTGTTGCGCGACAGTTCCAGTGCTTGTACGCATTGGGTCTAATTTCTGAGTACCGTCTATGTTGACTCTGTTCTCTTGTAGACCTTTTCTTTTTGCAAATTCTATAATGTACTGACACTCATCTGGTGTTACTACATTATCCTGTACAACTATTGTGGGTATTGAATTATATATAAACATAATAGGATCAGGGGGCCGAAGCCCCCATCACCATACACCTTACGATACGTTTTTGATGATACCGTTGCCGTTACCATTCTTAGCGCGAAGCCCGTACTCAGCAATCATCATCTGTTTGATGTTGTCGCCAGTTTTAGCAAGGGTTTCGGTTTTGAAAGGACGGAGGTAATCAAGCGACCACAGATCGTAGTCGATGACGTACACTCGGTTAGCAAGGCAGAAACGGTTCGGCACAATCTTGAAAGTGCCAAAGTCCGTCACAAGAACGTCTACGGCGTTAACCGCAGTCGCTTGCCCGTCGCCAACATTCTTCTGAAGGTCTGCAACCACCGAAGCACCAAGACCAGAAATGGACTGCTTCAGAGCGCCAGAACACATCATAATGTCAGGCGTACCGCCCAAGTCCCAGATGCGTGACACAACTTCGTTAATCATGTCAAGCGTCAGGGCAACAGCAGGGGTCGTGCCAGCCGCCGCAACGGTAGAACCGTCAGGGCCGGGAGCAGGCGAACCAGTACCGTTGTTGACAAGGCCGACAACAGGAGAGGCGCCACCGTCAAGAATCGGGGACGTACCAGCGGCAGTCGTACCAATCCAAGAGTTAAACGCACCCGTTGCGCGTGCCGCCGCAGGGCCACCAATAGCCGCACCAGCAGATTTCACGGTGTCATCGAGAAGCATCTTCTCCATGTCACGTTTGATTTCTTTAGCGCGTTTTGCCAGTTGGTAAGCCTGCGAAGAACGACGGCCAGCGAAGTCAACCGACTCGGCAGTGCCACTCGTCATCACAGTTTTGTAACTGATCTGCGTGTAGTTGCCAAGACGACGCGGCTCGCTCACAGCAATCGGATCGGGGTTGTCACCCTCGACCTGACGGTTAGCGGCGGCGGCTTGCAGTTCGTCGGTCTGCCACTCAAAGTAAGTGTTATCAGCAGAGCCTTTGCCAATGCCGTTCATAAACGGCGTGTCCATCGGACTAATGTTATAGATAATGTCGGAGAGGTCTTCTCGGATGCCTACGGCTCCGTAAGTCTCCCGCGTGTTAGTAGTTGCGGCCATGTTAGCCTCCTATATTAAAGTTCTACAAAATCCTCAAACAGACTAGCCGCATCTTCTGGCTTGCCAGACTGTTTAAGACGCTTCATGGATGCAATACGTTTTGATCTTGCGGTGTCTTGCTTTTTGTTACTGCCTTTGCCTGACCGCACCACTTTGGGTTTGTTTTTGACTTTCTTGGTTTTAATGTCGGATTTCTGAAGCGCGTCATATTTCTGCGCTTTCATAAGGACAATCAAAGACCTGTGGTCAATCAAATCCTTTAACTCTTCTTGAGTAAATCCTTGATCTATTGCGTAAGAAGATAAATCTCCCGCTAACTTTGTGCGTTTTTCTGTATCAGCCCATTCAGGTACATATTCAACTAATCGTTTGTATTCCTCCTGAATAGCCATTTGACGCATTTTTGCCAACTCTTGATTTTGTGCCTGTTGCGCTTTCTCTCTTTCGGCGTTCATTTTCTGAGCCTGTTCTTGCGCTTCACGCATCTCTTCCCGTTTAGTGATGAATGAAATGGGGTCTGTCTGCCGCAGATTTTCCCAATCAATATCCTTAAACTTATCTAGACCATTAACAGAAAATTCTGCAAATTGTCCAAGTGCATCTATGTATTGCTGACGCTCCGCTTGTGCTTGGGAAATCTCATTGGCCCACTGCTGTTGCAGTTCGACCATCTTATTTCTTTCGCTTGCAAGTTCTTGCGTTTTACGAGTATAGTCCGACTGACGGGAGTACCCTTTAATAAGTTCGTCAAGATTGACTTCCATCTCTTCTCCGTCAACTTTAACGGAATAGACTTCTTCAACCTCTTCTTGCTCATCTTCGTCAGACTCTTCCTCTTCAGATTCTTCCTCAGATTCATCATCAGATTCCTCTTCGGCTTCTTCTTCAAGGACATCCTCTTCCAATGGTTCGTCTTGAGTTTCCTCAGTAGACTCTTCAACATCTTCAGCAGGGGCGCTTTCTTGTTCTTCCGGTTTCTCCTCTACAGGTTCCATCAGTCCTAGAAAAGCATTTTGTGCTTCGGCAACACTGCCGGGTACAACGGGTCGCGGGTCAATGGTATCCGCCATAAAAATCTCCTTATATGTGGTATTCCTTAATCTTCTTCGCCATCTCTCCAGTTTCAACAATACTGGTTAGATGAAGGCGTAGTCGCTCAAGGAGTCGCAAACTGAGCCAAGACTGTTCTCGACTCTCGACATCTTTCACACTTGAGTTATACCAAGTGTTATGTAATTCTTCTGCTAGTGTGTCAAACGCTTCGTTATATAGTGGGTCGTTAAGTAAGTTCTTCGCTCTGTTCTCTCTATCCACCAATCAACACACCTCGGTTTTGTTCTTTCTCTAGCGCAAGTTCTGCGGCTTTTAGTTGTGCATCTACTGCCGCTTCTTGTGCATCCTGTTGAACTTTCATCATCTTAACTTGCAGTTCGCCTTGTTTGATCTCAAGTTCTTTCATCTTGGCTTGTTGTTCCATCATAGCCATCTGCTGATCTGGGGTAGGCTGTTCTGGTTGCGGCGGAGGCGGAGGAGTCAGGAAGTCATCGACATTCTGATAGCCCATAGCCTTAACCAATGAAGCGCCAAGATTGTACATATTCTGCGGGGTGACAATCGGCAGACCGCCCTGCATCGCCTGTGCCGCAAAAGATATCATTTGTGACAGGTGCGCCATCTGCTGATCCTTAGAACCATTGCCAAGAGCAACAGATACCGTGCAGTCCATCTTGTCATTCCAAGCGTCAGGACGCACAGGAATCCACTGGTTTCGTAACATAACCACTCGCTCTTTGTCCTGATACTTAATCAGCAATTCGTAGATGGTACGCATCAGTTCTTTAACGCCTGTCTCCGCGAACTGACGGGCAATTAACTCAACCCTTGACTGGGCATTGGTCATTACCGCATTAACGGCTGTGGCCGTTGTGTGGCTTGTCAGAGCATCTGCGTTAATACCTTGTGTGTTCTTGTTAACGCCGGAACGTGATTCGCGCACCTGATCGAGATACTCAAGCATTTGGAATGAGTACGGCTCAAGCGGAGGTGTAGCCAAAGGCATAATTGCGTTAGGCGATTTAACACGAACCACGCCACCCGGCCTCTGCGTAAGAAGGTCATCCAAATTCGCCTGACCCTCAAGAACAGCATAGCGACCAAAGTTCTGGTTGTAGGCGTTGTCCATCAGGTTACGCATCAGCGTACTCTTAATCAGTTGCAAGTCCATTACAAGATCAGCAACCGACAGACCAAAGAACTTATGCGGAATCTTAATCGGAGTAATAGATACAAACGGCTTCTTGTCTACTTCTTCGTTTGCAAAGACGTAGTTGCCAACACTGCATACCTTTCGCAGTTCAGCAATGCCGTCCTCGTCATAATCCGTTTTAATAAACGACTCATGTAACCAATACTCACGGAGTGCCTCTTCGTCGTTTGCACCCCAGCCGCGATCATACTCACTGCTGTGGTCAAACTCATAGCGGGCAAGACGCTCCGCATTGTAGGACATAGTGTCATCAGATGCGCCTAAATCCTCAATGCCAAAATCCTGATCGGGATACATCTCCCGAAGTTCTGATAAAGTCTTTCTTACACGATGGCAGACAAAGCGAGCATCATGTATAGACTTGGCTTCTCTGGAAATAAGAAACTCATCAGGTGGTACGTTCTCAATTTTAATTCTGCCGTCATAACCCATTCTCTTGATAACAACATCATGCACCGACATACCCATCTCATCGGCAGTTTCGGTATGCTCCATAACCTCTACAGCATCATCAGAAAGAAGATACTCAAACTCTAGTTCTGACAGGTTTTGATATTCTTCTCTCTTGGCTTCCTCGTACTCGTCCCACCAAACTTTTACAATTCCGTTCTTAAACAACAGCGCATCGTGGAACCAAGAATACATAATCTCCCAGCCGGGATTGTCTTTGCTGAAAACGTAGTTAACGTAGTCGGTGGCCTGATCTGCCATAGCCACATCTTCCGGGCCATGCGGGGCAAACTTTACAAACTCGTCACCAGAGCCAAAGATTCTCATCAGGCTTGGTTTGATCCACTCAATAGTATCTTGGACGGTAGAATCTACATACTGACTACGGCCCTCAACCTCATTGCCAAACGGTAGCGCGTAGTAATACTCTTGCGCCGTTTCCCGCTGATCTGATATTTCATCGCTATAACCTAAAGCGTCAGTGATCTCACTGTTTACTTTAGTTAGCAGTTCTTGTTCTTTGTCAGACAATTCCGTAGTTCCTATAGGTTATATCACTCGTCCACTCTGGATCAGAGCCAGACATTGCATACCGCTGTGACTGAAATGCGTACCGTGTGGCGCTCATCAAGTCATCACGAAGGGCGACCACCTTGCCGTCCTTTCGGTGGTACATTCTAAATTCCTCAAACCAATCCGATAGCGTAGAGAACACTTTAAACTTGCCGTTCTCCATCGCCTGTAGCATAGCCATCAGACCCTCTTCCACTGAGTTGGAGCCTTTCTTCTGGCCCAAACCCGGAGGATTAGTAAAATGCTCCATCAGAAAATTACAACCAAGAGAGCGATACTGTTCTGCCAGACCGGGATTCCCCATGCTATCCCTGCGATTGCCGTCATGTGGGTAGGCTATGGGAATGAAATAAGGACGTTTCCTTATAATCTCGGCGTGAACAGAGGGGCTGGCTTTTGATGCTCTATAGCAGTCGTATATATAAAAGGTTTCACTTTCATTATCTATCGCGCACCAAACTACAGCAGTTGGGTGATCCCACCCAAAATCTATAGCCGCTATACGCGGCCAATGATCCTCGATATGTATAGGATCAATCATTAATTCTTCTTCATTTAGCGGAAAGATCAGACCAGAGCCAATAGACGGCCTGCCAAACCTTCTCATTTCCCGCTCATGTGGTGAATACGCAGAGAGAATCTGCTCCATCACCGCGTCATTTAGATGTCCTTCTTTGCCTCTGAGGGTATTTATATGCTCAGATGCGTCATCCCATGTCGCATTTGTCAGGCTCTGACCCTTCTTAATGTGGTTCATAAACGCCGCCACAGTCTCGGTCATTCCGTTTTCTGGAGTAAACGTCATATAAACCATGCCACGGCGATCAAGGGTTCGTGTCACAGCCTGTGAGTACAGTTCTCGGCTAGGCTCCTCGTCCAGCCATACCACATCCACAGACCTACCCTGCCATTTGTCCACACCCATTTCATAGGCTTTAAAGTGTAGGGATGAGTTCTCGCCTGAGACATGGCGTATTAGTGCAACGCTCTTAGCGTTTGGTACTCCCGGTTTTCTTTCCGTTTTTACTATATTATCTTTTGGAATAGCGCCAGTACCAAATGCCTCGGGATCGTCAGGGGAACCCAATAATTCTGCTTGTACGATGTCTCTCGTCGTTTCGTTGGAGACACCGCCAGCCCAAGCCGTAATTGCTCGGTTGAATCTTTTTCCCTCCCACCAATCAGGATATAGACCAGTAAGGTGGTAGGCCATTTCAGCCGCTCCGCAGTACGACTTACCTATTCGGTTAGCCGCCATGAGTAGGCGCTGATTGTTTTCAAATCCTGTGGCGTGGAACTTCTGCTGGTAAGGGTATGGATCGTAGAAGGAAATCTTCTCGTACCGCTCTCGCTTCTTAAGTTCTTTTGCTATTTCTACCGCTTTTTCTATATCCGCTGGCATATGCCGCTCTAGCCTGTCTCTCCGCCCCTTCACGGGTTTTGTAGACCTTACCCTTACTACCCCACTTGTAACCGCCTTTGACCTTTCTGACGGGCATTACATTACCTTAAATATTCTTCTGCCAGTTTTAGGGTCTTTTTCCCATTTGCCAAGAGGAGCGCCCATAGACCCTCCAGACCTAGAATTTTTAAACTGGTATTGCATATCTCCGGGTTTTATATTCGATCTAATATGTTCTGGCAAAGATTCATAAGTTGGATAAAACTTTACGCCTTTTCTAGACCAGTTTTCATCCAGAACCCAAACTCTTCCACCCTCGCTCCAAGCATAACCCTTTAATGGTTTTACAACTCTTCCCTGAATATCTGTAAATGCGTTTTGAGTCATTGGGTTATATCGAAGGGAAACACCCTTTTCCTTTAAAAGTTTAATCTGCTCTTCCGTCATCCTCGGAAAATTAGTTCCAACAACCCCGGTATTGGCTGTTTTGCTACCAGATTTCAAGGTTTGGTTTCTTGCGGACTGATCTACAACAAAATCAATATTTCCCTTTAACGCCCCGCCCCTTGTGACCCCTATCCTTTCTGTTTTTAATTTTCCAGAATCCTCATCAAACAAGTGTATATTAGTTAGACCCGGCCCTCTCTTTGGGTAATTTTGGCTTTTCCTTGCAACTGAATCTTCTTTTCCAGATCTTTCTTTCGCAGTCAAATCAAGCCTAACTAAAACCCTGTTTTTTCCCGCCTTTACATCCTTGTATTTTCCCGCAACATTTGGAGACGCTTGTTTTCCGTGAAGGTACTCCGCATACCAAGTATCTTTATCCAAAGGCAAATTAAATTCGTTAGCCTCAGCGGCAGGAGCCAAAATATTCAAGAGACCAGAGCCTAAAGCCTTCAATGGGTCATAATCAAATAAGTTAGCCATTAGTGCTTCAGGAGAGCCTCTAACTCTTTCTGTAATTCTTCTGTAGACTTCTGCTCCACCTGAGAAATCTCCTGCTGAATCTTCTCTGTGGGCTTCAGACCAGCCCTATCCAGAATATCCTTCACGGCTCCAAGACGTACAGACTCAGACTCTGCCTCCTCTGCCAATCTCTGCAACATACGCATGGCACTGGGAACCGCATCCTTAATCATTTTCTTGGTGCGTTCCTCAATCTCAGAGGCAAACTTATTCTTTAGTTCGTAGCCTCTTTGCTTGGGATGAGAGTATCCTGCCTGCTCTGCGGCACGGCTTGCATTGCCGTGTAGGATGTACTGCTCAATAAATGTTTCTTGTTGCTCCGTAATCATCTGTTATATTCTTTTTTTCTTAATATCATTTTAAGATAGTTGTCTACAGGATTATTTTCTACCTTATTTCTAAACTCTTCTGCCCTGAATCTCATAAATGGAGAGCCTATGTCTAACGTACCTAAATCAGGATTAGGAAGTTTTCGGTAGTTTCTTAATGTTGGATTAAACCTAACTTTAGGATTTTGGTATATCCTCGTTTCATCTATAGGTCTGTTGTATATAAGAAGATGAGAATTGCTATCTATTCTTGGGTCAATATCTGCCGCAGGTATTCCTCCTAAAGCCTCGGACAAAAGTCCGTCACCTTTTACTCCTTTGTCCCTGTAGTAAGTATGTTCTGCTTCGTGATTCCAAAGGTTTGGCAGATTAGAATGACTTGGAAGTATTGTTATTGTTGTATTATCGCCTTGTCTAGCGTTTTCACCAGATTTTCCTTTAAAGTTCCCACCGACAAAATTTGGCGAAACTTGTGCAGACGTTGTTTTTTTGTAACCTTCTATAGCCCTTGTGTTATTTTTTGCATAAGCGTCTGCAATAGCCCCCACCAAATTTTTGTAATCCTGCAAACTTGACTCACCCAAAAGTCTTGATGCTTGTTTAGAAGCGAAAGTTGCTTGTTCTGGAGTATCAAAAGGGCCGCCAAGTTTTATTTTGTATTTCTTCCCGTCTACAACCTGTGTGGTATATAGGTATTCCTTGCCATTTGATTTTTCGCTGAATGATTTGATGTGGCTCATAGTATATTAGGAAATGCTTATGAATGGTAAAAATACCCTGATGGTGAGTGGATAGGACATATATAAATACGCGAAAAAAAAATGGGGTGGGGTGGGGTCATTCCCAGCGTCGTCTTGTCAGACTTTTGTTTATATCTAACAGAATGGCGACGATTCGTTACCCTCTTTTTGATTGCGCTACTAATAGTAGGTAGATTTTATCTGCCAATGGTCTGGGATGGTGTGTGAGTGTGTGGGTGGAATATGCCATAAACCCACTTTATGCCCCTATAAAAAGAATCACATAGACTATCTGGAATTATCTGATATAGTCGCCCTACTAACACAACACAAGAGGGCAACACAATGAAACTGAATACAGCACAACAAAAAGAACTCGAAAAGATTGTACGCAATATAGGCGCTGAACTAAGCGAATTAGGCTTACTCGCCCTCTCTATGGACGAATCATTTAACAACAATGCCGATAGAATGCAAAAAGCATTTGATCAGATTTTTGATTCTTGGGAAACGATTAACGACGTGTGCCTAGACGAAAAATACAAATATTTTTAAGAGGATAACCAAATGTACGAGAGAAATAAAAAACAGCAGATCGAAAACGCAATAATTATCGTGATAGTATTCGCTGTATCCTCTCTACCCTTCATAATAGGATAAATACAATGAAACACCCTTACACACTCCAAAACCTTCGCGAGACTGACGTTCTCCAGTACGATGGCATCGGATGGCTAGCCTCTGATATCGAGCATTTTGAAGACTCATCACAGCTGGAGATTGACGGCAAGTTCTACGAATTCAATCAGAGAGACTTAAACAAATCCTTCAAGCAAATAGTAGAGGATAGAATCTCAGGCGGTTTTCACGATCAGCATTTTCAGGAGGTGCTAGAGGATACAATCGTCGGCTGGGATTGGGTCTTGCGCTACACTCTACACGATAAGGGAATGACAATCTTAGGATAACTTACACAGGAGAACCAAAACATGATTAAGATCAGTAAAATGAGCGGTAAACTTCAGGGTATCGGCGCAATCAATACCGATACCACCACTAACGAATTCTGCATCCGTCAGAAAGATACGGACACCATATGCGGCAAATGCTATTCCCATCGTATGCTCTCGACCTATCGCAAATCGTGTGTCCCAGCCTTTGCGCACAATTCGGAATTGCTCAGTAAATCGGTTATACCGGCGGATTTTTTGCCGGTGATTAATCAGGCGTATTTCCGTTTCAACGGTCACGGGGAATTAATCAACGCTACACATTACGAAAACATCGTGAACATTGCGCGCAAGAATCCCCATTGCACCTTTACCTTGTGGACGAAACGCGCTTCACTAGTTCGCGGTCATACCGTGCCGAATAACCTGATCCTGATCTTTTCCAATCCGCGCATTGATAAGGTAATTGGCGTACCCAGAGGCTTTCACAAAGTCTTTAATAACGTGAATAAGGATTCTGGCATCGCTCAGAACTGCACCGGTAAAAAGTGTCTTGATTGCCTACTGTGCTATCGGAAAGACTCCGGCTCGAATGTAATTGTGGAGGCCGTAAAGTAACTCTCCCCATAAGGTCAGTTAATTCAGGGCCGGGTTTTTCCCGGCCTTTTTTTATTTTGCTCGTCACGCGCTCTGTAAGGCCCGCCACGGGGTTTCATTTGTCCGGCAGTATCTCGGCTAGGGTAGAATCTATCTCTCGTTTTAGGCTCTTAGGCTTGCGCCGGTAGACTGTTGCCGGCTTGTGCGAATAACCCGTATTAAATTTGTGGGAATGTTTCGCGACTAGGTTTCGCCTTTTCGCTCTTGTGGTTTTATCGCTACTCATTGTGGTAAAAATACAACAGTATATAATCTTGCCCTATCTTGGTGCAACTGCACTATTTTGGTGCATCTTAAGTCATAGTTGTCAATAAGACCGGGATGGCCCCCGGAAGCGTTCACCCTCGGCTCTTGTGGCTTCGTCAGGCGGGTAATGCTCTAGAATTATCAGGTATATTTATTTATAGTCGCTATGAAACGACTGGCCCCCGTGTACTGCTACGAATATGCCATCACTAGCCTGTTTACCGGCCCGTCTTAAGGCCCCTAGAATGCATAATCACTTTCGGTCAGATTTCGGGATGATCGGCCCGCTATTTTTATGAGTCTGAACCCGCTCAAATTGAATTGTATCAGATGGCCCGAATAAATCAAGGAAAAAATTTACTTTAGGCTATATATATTATCTATAACTCGTAAGTAATTGATATCAAAGGGAAAGTATGTTAAAAGATAAAAAAGTGCAATTTATTTTTAAAAACCTATTGACATTGTGTTTCAAACTGATATTATCATTTCTACTCAACGAGAACGAGATACCAAAATGAACATTTACAAAGCACTTGAAAGAATCCAAACCGTGTTCTATGATGACCACAGCGTCGCGGGATATCATTTTTTCTGCAGAAACATTATGGACGGTAAGCAGAGAATTTTCTCTGTCACACCTTCGCAGGTAGGGGGCAGAAACCCGCATGAGGACGCTATAAAATGGCGGGATGGCACTCTGATTCAGAATGCTTTCCCGTATCTGTACCCGAATGAGCGCGAACTGTTGCTCACTGGCCTTTTGCCAGAAGAACTGGAAAACCCCGAATCATTAGGAGAATGGGAATGATGTGGACTGCTGATGAAATTTGTGAGTATTATGACTCTCACTTATCTGTTACAATCGCACAGATGGCCCGCATGAGCGGGTGGTCTGTAGCAGATATTAAACAATTGTTACTCGGAGAATAACGTGAACATTTTCGCAACCGACACCGACCCTTTAATTTGTGCATCGCACCATTGCGACAGGCACGAAGCCAAAATGATCTTAGAATCGGCGCAAATGTTGTGCGCCGTATACCATCGCTACGGACAGGCGTTTCCCGGTATTTATAAGGAAACCCACAAGAATCACCCCTGCACCCTGTGGGCCGGTGAGAATACCGCAAATTACTATTGGCTTGTTGATCTGATGCAAGCCCTTAACGCTCAACGTGTGGCCCGTGGCAAGGCGAACCATAAGTCCTATACCACCCTATACCCTCATGTGCTATCGGCTCCTGACGGGATTCCTGTGGACTCTGAACACACAAAATTCGCGCAGGCTATGCCAGATGAGTTCAAGCATGAGGATGCCACGGTAGCCTACCGTCGATACCTGTTAGCCAAACGTGACGAATGGCGCACCCGTGGTTTAGACTTTACCTATAATGGTAGATCTATCCCAGATTGGATATCTCTTTAGAGATATATACATTAGCCAAAAAATATGATACAATAGAGTTTCTTTAAAACAGGAGAATAAAAATGAGTTATACGTTTGAAAGTGTTTATTCCTTGACCAAAGACAACATCGAAGATGTTGAATGGGAAATGGTGAACAGTTTTACATCCCAAATGTACAAGTATCTCTCGCCTGAGAAGGTAGCATTGATTGAAGAATTTATTTCTGATAAACTTGAGCATTCAGAGATAGAAGACTACTACTACATCAACTACGGTAATTAACCATGAAAACATATTACGACACAGACTTTGACGCGGAGATTGACCGACTGGCAGAATCAAAACTTGATGACATATTATCGGAGCCGGTGGAATCTGTGGATATCTACGAATCTGGAATTGATGAAATCATTCTGGAGATCAACGGCAACGGTTTGATAGTCACAGAAAGGCAACTGGATGAACTGCTTAACAAAGCATTGTTTCTACTACAGGAAAGAGATAGAATGAATTACGAAGAACAGGATAAACGACGGCAGTGGGACTCTTAGAGAAAAGAGCATTACGAATTCTAAAGAATCTACCCAAACGTCTGGTGGCGACAGTTCGCCATCAGGCGGATGTAGAGGTAGACTCCCTGATGAACAGCGCGTTGAAGGCAATGAAAGTCTTATCCAGATCACCAAGTGTATCAGATAAAACTATGGTGCAGGCGTGGGATATTTACTTGAAACTTCAAAAGATGTCTGGTAAAGTAGCGCACAAGTTTCTAGACAACGATCATAACAAGCCCGTCAGGGTGGAATCATCATCAATCACAAAAATTAAAGGTCAGGATTGGAATAAGTTTTACAATACTGGCGGAAAACCCTTTGACCAATACTACCGCCACGGCGGAAACTGGAGATACGGTACAAGAATATGGAAATCAGCGAAAAAGACCTTGCTAAATACGCTAACCTCACAGAAGTTGAGAGAAAAATAAGACCCTCTGGTGACTTCACGCAAGAAACACTCGACTACTTTAATCTGGATGAGCATTTATCCGGCACAAAACTACCGCTATCAGAGTTTGATGATAAATTCCGATTGCGTAATGAGGAGATAACGATCCTTGCAGGCATCAACGGAGCAGGCAAAAGTTTGTTTGCGTCACAGATTCTGCTGTCTGCTATGGATCAGGGTAGGAAATGCCTATCAATCTCGCTTGAGATGTCACCCAAGTCGCAACTCGGTAGAATGTGGCGACAGGCGTCGCTACAGAATAAGCCGGACATAGACGCAGGGTTACAGTTTACATACTGGGCTAGGGATAAACTCTGGTTCTACGATCAGCACGGCACAATCACGCCACGCGCCCTGATATCTGTACTTCGGTACGCGGTAGATCAACTGGGCGTAGAGATGGTCTTGATCGACTCTCTGATGACCATGAGTCTCAACAGCGACGATTGGAATGGTCAGAAACAGGTGGTGCAGGCCATCGCCAACTCAGCGCGTCATCTTGGTATTCATATCATTCTAGTGGCCCATGCGCGTAAGGGTAACAGCGTAAAGGATCGACTCGACAAGTGGGCTATCGCCGGATCAGCAGACATCACTAACAGAGCCGACAACGTAATCATTTTGGGTCGCACCTATGATGACCCGGATCACCAAGCGTACCTAAGTCTTTGTAAAGCAAGGCATTTTGATGGCGCGGAAATGGACTTGGATTTAAAACTTGACATGGCGTCCATGAATTATTATACTCGCGGACTAACACCAAAAGGTTTACTGCCAACACCGGCTAAAGGTGGTGACGCAGGTAAACTACAAGAATCTGGGCTAGCGGACTTTGCACATGAAAACATCATCAGGAAAACAAAAGGGAAGAAGGCTTCAGCAGTGGGTAAGGTCGCTGTTAATTGATGCCTTTGACCTAGAGGATGACGATGTTAGATCAACTAGCATGGGAGCAGGCGGAGAAGATGTATTACTTTCTCCACGCGCTAGAACTATATTTCCATACAGCATAGAGTGCAAGAATGTGGAAAGACTGAATTTGTGGTCGGCTTGGAATCAAGCCAAAGCAAATGCAAAGGGCCATCAACCTTTGCTATTCGTAAAACGTAATCGACTAGAACCTTTGGTAGTGATGGATGCCAAACACTTTATAGGAGTTTATAATGCGACAACTAATGAATCGTCTGAACCCGATTGATCGCTCATTTATGGATGAGTTCTTTTCGCCTGTCAAGTATCTTGGCTACGCGAATGAGATGATCGAGGGTGAAGGCACTGAAGAAAAACCATTTGTTATTCACCGGAAAAAACTTGTTGACAACGTGTATCATGGCTGGTATGATTCGGATGGTGGATATCACGAAAAACTAATTAAGGAGTAATTATGAAGCACTTGGAGATAGCACTCAAGCGACCTTTCACTCAGCACAAGTGGCGTAAAGGTTACAAGGGTGGTAAAGACTTGGTTTACATTGATGCGCGGGATGTTATGAACCGGCTTGATGATGTGTTCGGAATCGACGGTTGGCAGGCGCACTACGAAAATCTGGGCGGCAGAATGATCTGTAAACTGTCGTGCAGAATCGGAGACAAATGGGTTACTAAGTCTGACGGTGCGGGTGACACTGACATTGAAGGCGACAAAGGGGGTATTAGTGATGCCCTGAAGAGAGCCGCAGTCCTGTGGGGCGTTGGGCGCTATCTCTACTATCCTTCAGCATTTGACAGTGGGCGAAATCCCGCAGAGTGGGCCACGCCGGAAGGCTATGATAAGATCATGGCAGAACGGTACGGAAAAGAAATCGAGAAATGGAGAAAGGAGTATAATAAAGCGGCATGAAATTTAGAACTGAACTAGGCGAGACAATATTTAAGCAGAAGTATGCTGGCAATCCATATGAAACTTGGGAGGACAAAGCGCACACCGTAGTCAATAACGTCTGCGGTACTTACGATGGTAAGAAAAACAATCTGATGGATAAGTCCGATCAGGATGAACTGGTACAGAAAATTTCTGACTTTAAGTTTCTCCCCGGTGGGCGATACCTTTGGTATGCAGGCCGTGAGGCTCGGTTCTACAATAACTGTTATCTACTCAGACTAGAGGATGATACGCGGGAAGAATGGTCTGGTGTGACACAACGGGCCATGTCCTGCCTGATGACCGGCGGTGGCATAGGCGTAGATGTTAGCCTATGTCGCCCCTCTGGTCGCCAACTACGGCGCACTGGTGGCGTGGCATCTGGCCCCATTCCTCTCTTGTACACCTTGAATGAGGTAGGACGCAACGTCATGCAGGGTGGATCACGACGATCCGCGCTGTACGGTTCGCTAAACTGGAGACATGAGGATGCAACCAATCTTCTGGTGGCTAAGAACTGGCATGATATGCCTGCGGGTGATGTTAATATCGCGCAGTTAAAGCAATCAGACTTTAACTTTCCCGCTCCACTGGACATGATGAACATCAGTCTGAACTACGATGACTCATGGTTGAATGATCTGAAGCGTGAGAAGAACCCGACGTTCCTAAAGAATGTACGTCAGGCAATGATGACGGGTGAGCCGGGATTCTCCTTTAACTTTGGAGACAAACAAAATGAAACGCTACGCAATGCATGTACTGAGATTACTTCGGAGGATGACTCGGATGTTTGCAATCTCGGTAGTGTTAATCTTGCTAATATCGACAACATTGATGAGTTTCGTGATGTGGTACGGCTTGCTAGTAAGTTCTTGGTTTGTGGGCTTATTAGAGCGGAACTTCCGTATGAGAAGGTAAGGGAGACAAGACAGAAGAACAGTCGTATTGGTCTCGGACTGATGGGTATGCATGAGTGGTTACTGAAGCGTGGCTATCGGTACGAGATGGTTGATGAACTTAAAGAATGGATGAAAGTCTATGAACGAGAAAGTAAACGAGCCGCCGACGAGCATTGCGATAGACTGTTTCTTAACCGCCCTAAAGGGTATCGAGCAATTGCTCCAACTGGAACAATCTCCATACTCGCGGGGACTACTTCTGGAGTTGAGCCGATCTACGCAGTCGCATACCGTAGACGTTATCTTTCAGATGGAACAAAATGGAAACATCAATTTGTCGTGGACGGCACGGCGCAAGGACTTATTGACTCAGGAATAAAACCAGACAGCATCGAGTCGGCTGTTGATCTTGCGGCAGACCCAGAGCGACGGATTAAATTCCAGTTCCAGTTGCAGAAGTATGTGGATCACGCTATCAGTTCTACTCTGAATATGCCTGCATGGGGTACAGAGACTAACAATGAGGATCAGGTGGAGAAGTTCGCCAGTATCATAAGTCACTACGCAGGCGGTCTACGCGGCCTGACGGTGTATCCAGACGGTGCTAGGGGTGGTCAGCCTATTACCTCAGTGCCTTATGAGGAGGCTCACGCGAAGCGTGGGGTGATCTATGAGGATAACTCTGAAGAGCAATGCTTGAGTGGTGTATGCGGAATCTAACACCTAATCATTACAAGATGGAAGTGGAGCCTATCGAGTACATCATGCGGAATAATCTCAATTTCTGTGCGGGAAATATAGTTAAGTATGCTTCCCGCTATGACAAGAAGGGAACTCCGCTAGAAGATTTGACAAAGATAGTACACTATGCTAACATTCTGATTAATGAGTATGTCAAAACGGATACAGAGTAAGGCTTATCTTGAGTGGGTTGCCACCCTGCCATGTATTGGTTGTGAGGTTAGGGATGGTACGGTGGTAGCCCACCATCT